TCAATTAGGGTTTCTATAAATTCAACTTCTTGTTTTTGATAATTTACTTCTTCAGTCAATCTATCAATATCATCATTAGATATCTGAAACTTTTTACCTGTAGGAAATTGAATTACATTATTATTATTATCATCATCTTTGCTCAACTTTTTCTCCTTTGAAATTGACTAGACCTTGGTCATCTAAGTATTCAACTAACTGATGATATCCTCCAATCAATTCTCCGTTAATTTTTATCTGTGGCATTGTTCTAACATCTTTACCTATGTCTTTCTTAAAACTTTCAACAGAATCAAAATTTTCAAATTTCTTTTCTGTATATTTTAATCCAAGGTTATCTAACATAACCTTGGACTTAGAACAATAGGTACATTTATCTTTACTGTACAGTACTATTCTCATTTTCTATTTCCTCATTTGATGATATCATATCATCCCATATTGTGTCTACTTTATTATCATTTGATTGATAAGCATCCACAGCTTGTTCTATTGTAAAGTTATACATTTTATTTAATTCTCCCATTGGTAATCTTAAACCTACATATGCACGATAACTACCGTCTCTAGTAATTACTACATCTTGTTTAAAGACTTCATACCCACGAACTGGAGTATTTTCAATAGAGTTTACAATTGCACTTTCAACTTCTGTAACTACTTCTTTACTTTGAGTTTTACCAACTTCAGTAATGAACTGTTTACTTTGTTTATTCATTGTGCCTTTAATCATATCAGCAATTTCAGATTTTGCAATCATCTTTGCCTTCTCAATCGCAAGATTTAAATCAGGTGATACAGATGTACCTGCCCCAAATAAACACATACCTTCATGAGTTTCATCACCACACAATTTCATGTTGGTATAATCTGACATAAACCAACCTGGTACTTGTGTAACAAATTCTCCAGTCTCACTCTTTAATGAGTAGATTGGATTATTGCCTGTTGTACATGCACCTAAGGTAAGTGCCAATACAACTATCATTATATTTTTCATTATATTACTCCTATCACTCTGTCAATAACACTATTTATACTACTACTAAGATGTACCACAACCTCTTCAATTGTAACATCAGTCATAGTTATAATGATAAATGCCAAAGTAAATATTATCACATTTTTTATCATTGGACCTCCCAATCGCCATTTTTATCTAAACATGCTTTTCCTGGCGTATTAAAAGCATGATTCGGTCTATCATAGTATCTACAATACCTAGGGGCATTTGTATCTCTATAATAAAATTCTGAAAACAATTCCCAATAACCTGGCTCATCAAAGTTTTTTCTGCCGTCTGCACAGATTAATTTTTCTTCTTTTGTAACCACATCATCTTTAATTGTTGTTGTAATCTTTGTAAAACAATATTGTTGTTTAATTGGTTTTATCTTTGCATGATATTCTTCATCTGCATTTGCAACATATGTTGTATAACACATGAGTGTTGCAAACATTAAAAAACCTATGACAACTTCCCATTGAATCTTCATCTACTTACCCACTCTCCTGTATAAGGATTTTTATATGGTTTTTCTAACCATCTACCATCTGGCATTTGACATGCCGTTCCAAATTCTGTTCTTCTGTCTATGTTACCCATACCTATAACAGGCCAAGGATTTGTTATATCAACTGTTACATCATAATCAACACATTTAAAAGGACCTTGATAGTACATACTTGTTGTTTTTATTATGCCACTATTACCTGTCTTTCTATTGTGCCAATTAGTATATGATGGTCCACTTGTTGCAACATTCATATGGTCTACAAAAGTACCATAGTGAACATCATAGTCTGATTGATACATCATTTCAGCACCTGCAAGAGCACCACCTAAAGTACACATTGCAATTACATATGGATTGTCAATTCCTGCTGATACACAGGCGACTGTCGTTGTTGTTGCACCTAAACCGGCACCGATATGTGACCGTGTTGCCAAACATCCTTGTAAGGACAACCCAATCAATACGATAGCGAATGTTCTAAGCATCCTTTTTTGCTGGATATTTATTATATTTTCCTTTATCATTTGCTATCTCTCTACACAATGTTTGTATGTCTTTTATTCTATGGTTTATATCTGAATCTGATTCTCTCTGTGAAACATCATCCTTATGACCATATTTTGCTATTCGTAATTCTTCTGATTTTTGATAAATTACTCGTACTTTATCGCACATTGAACTTATTTTATGATACATTAGAATTGCCTCCAACTTGTAACTGATTATCATATAGGATAGGTGCCCTTTCGGGCACCATTCTCACATTAAGAACTGTAAGCGTATTTTGTACCATAAAGTTTCTTGATACCAGCAGCCACAATCGCTTTAGATGGTGTACCCATACGATATGAAGTGTTGTTACCGTTAGTACCTGTATTTTCATTGATATAAATCATATGTCCTTCTGAGCGTAATGTATCAATCATTGCTCTAGGTGATGTTAAATCAAATCTACTTCTTAGGGTTCTCCAGAATACTGGTTGTCCTTTAGATAGTAAGTTTAGTACTTTTTCTTTTTTGCTTAGTCTAGCTCTTGCCATTATATTTTCCTCTTTGTTGTTATATAAGTGTGTTTTAAGTCCACATGACTATTACATTTATAGTAATTCATTACATTATAGGACATTTTCAAGTGTATGTCAAGCTTTATTTTCATTATTTTCTGAACTCATTAATAGTACAATATAATGTATTGCCTTTAGTAAGTCTTTTCGGTTTTTACCGTCCTTCTTACCATATCTGCAAAGATACTTAATCGCATTTGCCTGGCAGAAATCTTTATCTATATCTAAATGTCGCAACATATCTTGAACTTGCATACCATCTTCTGTGGTACTGTAATGTTGTTTATAGGTACCTTGAATGTAGGCACCTACCTCTTGTAGAATTTGTTCTTCATTATACTTCATTCATTTCTCCAATTACTTTAGATAAATCATCTTCTCTGACATTAGGAACATCAACCGATACATCTTCAATCATTTCTTCTGTAGATTTTTTATCTTTACTTGTTTTAGTAACATATTTCATAATGTAATCTCTTTGAGATAATCCATAATATTTCATTGTTACATAATCAATTGGTGAAGATGAACTCCAAGAATTAAAAAGTCCTTGAAAGTTAAATAATTTTTCACCGTCTCCGTTTACTAGATTCTCATACAACTCTGGCATATCTCGTTCTTGTTCCATGTGAAACTTGCAATAGTCTGCCTTCTGTTGTTTTGTTTTGCAATCTGAAAACCCTTTTCTTATTTCTTCTCTTGTTATCATAGTTATCTCCTAAATATTATTAAACTTAAATTACTTAATTTTGTACAAATCCAATCATGTATATTATGTAAATTACAAATAAATGTAATTACAATAATCGTACATAATAATTGAATAAATGTCATCTTTCTAGTATTACAAAACTGCCAAAATACTTGTCGAATGTTTGGACTAGATTTTCATAATCTCCACTTGTCATTTGGTTATAGATGTTGTCGAAATTGTAATTTAACTTATTCTCACGCTTGAGTTTCTTACAAAGGTCGCTAGCTAGTTTTATCAGACAAAATGCATTACCATCTTGTCCTGTTAAGTCTATTACCATTTGATTTGAAGATTGTTTTTTTCTTATCATATTGTCTCCTGGTTGTTAAATTCTATCCACTCAATTGTACCTTCTACATATCCTATTGCTTGTCTTTTAGAAGTAGGATTTGTAAACATACTATTTGCCTCTTTAGGTTTTAAACCTTTTCTGTGTGAAATCGTTATGTGAGCTTCTCCATCATCAACTCTTTCTAATCTTTTTTCACTTTCTGTTAATCTGTAAGAATCATAAAACATATCTGTTACAAAAAATGCTTCAATATTTTCATTTTTTCTATACTCATCAATATATGCATTTACTCTTTTACCAACTAGTTTAGTGTATCTACTAAAAGCGATATCATCAGGTTTATATGCAAGTGTGATATGGTCACCTCGAACTACATCCATTGTTGCACTTCTTGTGATAACATCTGTCCATTGCTTATCAAGTTTAACTGCAAAATATCCGTTATGATTCATTTTCAATTACCTCTCTAAAATCAATTTCATCATGTATTCCTAAGAAACCTAATGCTGTGGTTTCCTCATGTGTTAATTGATATTGATAAATTTTTTCTGTATC